TGCAGGGGGAAGAATTACATTTGATAACGGAAGAAACCCTGTTGAACAGATTTTAGATGGTAAAATTATTTTTGATATCAGGGTGGCGTTCTTTGTGCCAGGAGAATATATTGTTGGCGAATTTGAATATGACCCTGCAATCCTGTCAGAATATTTTACAGCTTCGTAGTAAGGAGGGCATACAATGAAGGATTTAATTATACATGATTACAATATATATAATGGTGAAAATGAACTTATCGGGGATGGTGAGGAAATAACACTCCCTGATTTAAGCCCTGTATCAACCGACCTGGCAGGGTCAGGGATGCTGGGGAGTGTAAAAATACCTGTACCTGGTATGTATGAATCCCTGGTGGTTGATATCCCTTTCCGTATGCTTAGTGAGAAAGCAACAAGGCTGTTTATTGGACGCAGGTATGCAACAGTAAAAATAAGGGGTGGCATTTTATGGACAGATGAGTCAACTGGTGATATGGGCGACCGTGGGATTGTTGTGACAGTACGTGGCATGGGTTCAAAACTTTCACTCGGGAAAATCAAACGTGGTGAAAAAATGGGTTCTGGCATAAGCATTGAAGCTGTATATTACAATGTTACAGTTGACAATAAATGCCTTTTTGAACTGGATAAATTTAACAATATATGCAAAATTAATGAAGTAGATATTATGGAAAATTTAAGGAAACTTTGTTAAAGGGGAAGGACTGCTATGGAAGAAAATAAAACAGTAAACGAGGATATAGAGACAAAAGAAAAAGTAACAGGAAAGCAGGAAACAGAAGCAGGACAGACAGAAGCAGATAAGAAAGGCGGGATATATTATGTAAAATTCCTTAACCCTTATTTTTATAAGGGCAAGGAATATGAAGGTGTGGATTTGGAAAAAATACGTGACCTTACAACAAAAGAAAAAATTAATATAGACCGTCTTTATGAGCAGTTAGAGCCTGTAAAGAGCCAGACACCAGTTATGACAACAATGTATGCCGTATGTACAGCAGCGCATATTACAAAGCTTCCTGTTGAATTTTTCTATAAAATGAAAAATATAGACTTCCTACAGATTGAGTCAACGGTAAGAAGAGGTTTTTTTTCACCGGTTTAGAACCTGGTGATGGAAGAGCCTGGAGGAAAGTTGCTATAAAAACAGGAATGTTATCAGGCGCTGATTTTACTAAGCTTATGGATATGCCAGTATGGATGCTGTGCGAAATAGTTGATGATGTAACGGAAAAATAAGACAGGAGGGGGTGCGTTGTCCTGGCAGGTGCGAAGGAAACAAGTGTAGATATCAGTATTACGGGACAGATAGACCCGTCATTTGAAACAAGTGCAGGCAAGGCAGAAGAAACCCTTGACAGGCTGGGTGAGGAATCTGGCAATGCCAGTGAATGTCTTGGAGACCTTGGGGAAGAGGCTGGCAAAGCAGGCGGAGGCATGGACGGTTTTTCAGAAGAAGCAGGCGGTGCTGGGGATTCATTGCAGGATTTTGCACAGGCTGTTGCAGCAGCAGGGATTTTAGACAAGCTTGGTGATATTTACGAAGGTTTTATGGAATGTTCTGCCGCTGCAGCAGAATACCAGACAAGCTTAAAAAAGGTTGAGACAATAGCAGATACTTCCAGTATATCTATGGGGAATATCAGCAGCAGCATAATGGAACTGTCAGGTGAAACAGGCATTGCAGCAAAAGACCTTTCCGAAGCAGCATACCAGGCAATATCGGCATCTGTTGGTACAGCAGATGCCGTTAGTTTTGTTGGTACTGCTAATAAACTTGCAGCAGGCGGGTTCACAGATGCTTCATCTGCTGTTGATGTCCTTACGACTACTATTAATGCATACGGGCTTGAAGCTGGTGAAGCATCAAAGATAAGTGATTACCTGGTTACAACACAGAATAAAGGAAAAACAACTGTTGGGGAACTTGCTTCATCCGTTGGCAAGATTATTCCTGTTGCAGCTGCTTACAACGTGCAGATGGATAACCTGTCAGCAGCCCTGGCTGTAATGACTGCAAACGGCATCCAGACAGCAGAAGCAGCTACTTATATAAAATCCATGCTGAATGAACTTTCTGATACAGGCAGTGAAGTTGCAAAAGAACTGGTGGCACAGACAGGGAAATCTTTTTCAGAGTTAAGCAGTATTGGCTATTCGCTTGGGGATGTCATGCAGGTTCTTGGTGACAGTGTTGGCGGAAGTGCCACAGCACTTTCAAACCTCTGGGGAAGTTCAGAAGCAGGCACAGCTTCACTTTCACTGTATAATTCAGGTGCACAGAAATATAATGAAGTGCTTGGGGAAATGAGGAGTTCAGCAGGGGCAACAGAAGCAGCATACCAGACTATGACACAGACAGTGGAATTTTCACAGCAGCGTATGTCTGTAGCATCAGAGAATTTACAGGTTGCCATTGGTGAAACCTTAAACCCTGCCATACAAAATGTATATGACCTTGCAGCAGATATACTGGCTGGTACACAGGAATTTGTAGAAAAAAATCCTGACACTGTGGCAGCAGTAACATCCGTAGCAACAGCCATCGGGGTTGCTACGGCATCAATAACAGCACTTACAGTGGCAACCAAAGCATATACAATAGCAAAAACTGCACTTAGTGCCGTGCCAGGGATAGGGTGGATTGCAGCAGGCGTTGGCATTGCCGGGGCAGTTGCAGGAATGGTGCAGTATGCTTCAATGACAAGTGACGCAGCAGACATAACAGAAGAATTTACTGCTGGCACAAAGGAAATGCAAAGTGAACTGGAAAAACTTAACAGGCAGTATGATGAAGTATGTAAAAAATATGGTAAAAATTCAGATGAAGCTGGCAGGCTTGCTTTAAAGATTGAAACATTACAACAGAAATATGATAAGTCTAAAAGGACGATAGGGGAATTTGCGGAAGAGATAGACACCCTTTCAAAATCAGTTTCAGATACATATAAAACATATAAAGAAGAGAGTGGCAGTATTACAGGGGTTCTGGACAGTTCCAGTTTCCTGGTAAGCGGGCTTGCTGCACTGGAAGGGCCGGCTGGTCTTACAAAAGCACAGATGCAGACAATGACAGGGATTGTTGGCAAGCTTAATGACAGTTATAATGGGTTAGGTCTTACAATAGACGAAACAACAGGGAAATTAAATTATTCCACAGATGAATTATTTGAATATGTTACAAAGGCAGCAGAGAAAAAGAAACAGGAATCGGCTAAGGAGTCACTGGTTTCAGCGTTACAGGTTTTTCCAGATTTAAAGGAAAGTACAGAAAAAGCAAAAAAAGAATCAGATATTGCATTTAAAGAATACCAGGATATTAAAGCCAAATGGGAAAAAGAACATCCTGTAATCTCAGGTCTTGGCATTGCAGACCCGTTGTCCTCTGGAGAGGTTTCACAGGCATTAGATAAGTTTAATGAACTTGACAGCAAATCCTTTGAAGCAAGCCAGTCTTATGATGAGTGTATTAAAAACATAAAAGAATATGCCATACAAATAGGATATACAGACAAGGAAGCCAGAAAGTTTATTAACAGTCTTGAAAAATCTTCCAAAGTTGCAGAAAAAAATTCCAGGCAGTTAAACAGTGCTGGCAAAATTAATGAAAAGTATGCAAAAGGTATGGAAAAGGTAAAATCAGCAGCAGGAAGTATTTCAGGGGAACTGTCTGAAATGGCAGAAGCTTATGACAAGACATTCAGTGCAGTATATGAAAATATTGACGGGCAGATAGGGCTTTTTGATAAATATGAAACTAAATCAAAAATGACTACAGATAAAATGGCTGCTGCATGGAAGTCGCAGGAAAAATACCTTAAAAAGTATAGTAAAAATATTAAAGAAGCCAGCAAGGCAGGCCTTGATGAAGATGTAATACAGAAACTTTCAGATGGAAGCCAGGAAGCGGCAGGGCAGTTAGATGTTATAGTAAAGAAGTACAAGGAAATTGAAAACAGCAATGGCAGTGAAGCAGCTAAAAAATGGATTAAACAGTTTAACAAACAGTTTAAAGCAGTAGAAAAAAGCAAAGAAACTTTTTCAGCCACTGTTACAAAAATGGAGCAGGATTTTGGGAAACATATGAAAAGCATTGTTTCCCAGCTAAAAAAATCTGTAAAAGACATGGATATGTCTGGGACAGCAGGCAAGGCGGCAGAAGCTACAATGGATGCCTATATTGCAGCAATAAAGAGTAAAACAACAGAAGCGGCAAACGAAGCTTACAGTATGAAAGATGCTGTGGCAAGTGCCCTGGCACTGGGGGATAAAACATCCACACGCAAAGGAAAGAAATATACTAAAAACCATAACAGTGGGAAAGGGTATGCACCAGTCCCAGAGGCAGAAGGGGATATCCTTACAAAGCCAACACTGGTCTGGATTGCTGAAGCTGGTTATGATGAAGCAGCAATCCCGATTAATGGTTCTGCGCGTTCCAAGGCATTATGGGAGGAAACAGGGGAACGGCTTGGTATGTTTAAAAAAGATGGGGGCAGGAAAAGTGCCAAATCTGTACTGGAGCGTCTTGGTGGTGGAAAAAATACCGGAATGGATTTTGACAACACAGATGCTGGCATAAACACCAGAAACAGCACAGAATTTACCAGCAATACAAAAAATACACAGGATATAATGGTTGAAGTGCCATTTTCACCAGTAATAAATATTTATGGCAGTGCTGGCAGGAAGGAAATAAAAGAAGCAGGAAAAGAAATAAAAATGTCTTATAATGATTTTAAGAAGCATATGGAACGCTGTATTGAAGAATACCTGCGCAGGACTACTGGACAGGGGGTGCACTATGGGAAACTATACAACGGTGTCAGGTGACCAGTGGGATATAATATCTTATAACCTGTTTGGAACAGAAGATTATACAGGTGACATTATGCAGGCAAACCTGGAATGTGCGGATGTTGTAATTTTCCCCGCAGGTATTTTATTAAATATACCAGAAATCCAGGCTGTAAATGACGGGCTGCCAGCATGGAGGGATGAAATTGACATGGAGATGGGAGAGGAGGGGTATTAATGGCCAGCCAGAAAGGACGGCAGGCATGGGTTAACCTTTCATATACCAGGTACAAAGATGGGAAGCCTGTAAAAAGAGCCTGTGATGTGATGAAAGAATTTATGGAAAGTTTTACTTATTCAGACTGTGCAACAGGAAGCATGGATACCATGAGTGTTGTATTAAACAATTCGGATTCCAGGTTTAATAA